GGGTTGACCCCTTTCGGGGTCAATTCCAGTCTCTCTAGCTCTACTTAGTAGACGCACCCTGTTGAGGGGGAGAGCAAAACTACAAAGACAAAATGACCAGAAGACAAATCGCTCTAATAACGGCCTTAGCCGCTATCGGAAACGTTTTGGATCCTAGTAATTTTGGCAAAGCAGCTGAGACTTACTCTTCATATTTATCTAAATTAGAGAAACACGAAGGTAAGGCCCAGGTGGCCAAGTTGGGAAAAGAGATGCATATTATTGCTTCTCGATTCGCAGTTGGCCACTCTTGGACTCCCTTATCCTTCCGGAAGTCAGATAGTAGTGGTTTTCCAAAGGCTCTCATGCCTTTGAAGCCATGGCTATCTGGTTCTCCTCATGATAAGAGATTTGCCTTAACGGTGACGAGATTCTTCGAGAGTGTACACTTGAAACCAAGTGTAGACTGATCAAAGATCACGTCTCCGGGCCCAAACATCGATGGATTTATCAAGTCCTTCGGTGAGTGGGTTAAGGTATGGATCCCTAGAATCGTTAAGAGAAAACCTAATCTCCAAAGAGACAATATAACAATGACTTTAGCCCGAGGTCCTAATGGTAATGCGATTCCGTATGCACACTATGATGGATTGGCTCTTCTCCAAGACAAGAAACTTCTAGGTCACATAGTAAAACTGGCTTCCCTTTCGGGAAATCAGTGACTACTAGGTGATCTACAAGCTTCTTGTGTTGGATTGGAAACAAAACACACAGTGATACATAGCAGAATTGCCTTACTACCAGAACCTGGGGGAAAGACACGGTTAATTGCTATTGGAGACTTCTGATCACAACAGTGCCTTAAACCCATCCATGATTTCATCATGGGTGTGCTTAGAACACTCGAAACTGATGGGACACACAACCAGGACAAAGCCGCCATGAGAATGGCTGCCGAGGCCCGGGAGTGTGCCTACAGTTTTGACCTTGTTAGCGCCACCGACCGTTTCCCGATATCTGTTCAACGAGTAATCGTTGATCAGATATTCGGAAAAGAGATCGGTGGTGCATGGCAAGGTGTTATGTCAGATCGGAAGTTCAGATATAAGGACAAAGATTACCAATGAGGCGTAGGACAACCGTTAGGTTTCCTAAGCTCATGGGCAGTCTTTGCACTTACGCACCATGCCATCATCGAATATAGTGCAAAACTCGAAGGAATAGATTCCTTCAGGTCTTACACTGTACTTGGTGATGACGTGGTTATCTGAAACAGGGCGGTTGCTAACAGATACCAATCGGTCAT